CTGATACTGTGTGGTATGTAACAGAGTCCAATTGATGTGCTGAAGGTGCAAATGTAGATGGTACATTAGCCAACCAACCATAATCGTACTGTGCCCAAACTGCATCGGTTGTAGTACAGACAAGAGCATAGTTTAGAGTGCCCTTAGTCAATTCTTCCCAATCCGCTGCCCCACGTCTGATGATAGATCCTTGAGTTCCTACTACAAGGTCAGTAAGTGGGAGAGTACCAGTGTGAACACTAGAAGTAGCCAAAGTGTGTATTTCTGAATGGTGTGCATCTGTTGGAGCATCACTCAGGCTGGCATGAGTTCTTGTTGTCAGATTAGCAAGAGATTCTGCTGCAAAATCAGTAGTAAAACTGTTGTAATAACTAGGAACTTGCCATGAGAATGTAGTTGCAGAGTCTGCCATGATTGCGTGCCCGATTGTGAGTCCAGAAGCAGTGTGATCTACGCCTGACAAGATATGAGCCGTTGGCGCAAATGTAGACGGAATGCCAGAGAGATTACTGTACGTGACCCTTGATGAACCATCAAGGTCTGTGTGAACATGGTCTGCCCTTGAGAGCAGGTTATTAGCGCCTACTCCTGCTATGTCAACTATATCGTCAATCTGAGTATAAGCAAGGTCACCAGTGTGGTCAGCACCACTAAGGGTATGCTGTTGGGCATGATGTTGATCCGAAGTGACTGACCCAAGATCTCCATGTCCTAACTGTGCCCAAGCAAATGCAGTTGCCCCAGACGCCCTAAGTACATTGCCCGCTCCACCCGTTGCGTCTTCTGTGTGGCTAGCACCAGTAAGATCATGGGGTGTAACAGCCCCGCCTGCAAGTTCGATTAGAAACCAATTGCTACCAGCATTTTCAGTGACATTGAACCCCACACCATCAAAGTTGATATATCTGGCAACGGTTCCTACTTGGACACCGTTCTCAAACACATAGGTCTTGGTGTCGGCCCCTGCGCCCGCAGCTTGTGGCTCCCATACATTAGTTGCACTGTTGTAAGTAAGCACGTATTGGTTTGTTGGAGTGCCAATGGTAACATCAACCAGCATGTCAAGATAGAGTTCCTCATAAAAGTTTGCTAACTGACTTCCTTGCCCCCCTACTCCAAACCTGCCATTACTCATGGTTCATACGCCCCTGAGTACGGATAAGTAGGCTTTCTCATATCTGCTCTCGTAAATATGTTAATCCACAATCCCCCTGAATCTCCCACCATTCTCGGTTCCAGATTGTAAATGGCGAACTCTTCATAGTCTATGTCCATAGAATATGCTGGACTTGTCGTGAACATGATTATGTCACCAATCTTAATATCAGTAATCCCTGAAAAGTATCCAGTACAATCAATCCTCTCGAAGTCTCCCGCAATTGTGTGAACATCCCCAAGTGCCCAATATCCATTCGGCACATTGAACAGCATGATTGTTCTGACTACCTCATCCTGGTATCCTAATATACTACCAGTTCCTTCACACACCTTACAGTTTGGATCTACAATCTTCGTAATCTCATCATAGCAAGGACAGTCTTTTACACTAGACTTTCTTCGCCTGATTACATTCCATCCATACTTGCTTATGACTTCATCAAACTGAGTGCAATCTACCATAGGATGCCCGTCTGACGCCATCTCCATGAATGCAAGTGGGGAGCTAAACGACATTAGTAAACATCCCCATCAGGGTCCATCTTATAGCCATGAAAGTCTCGGCCAGAAGTACGATACGCATCACGCCAATCTCCCGTTGCAGGAATGTCAAATGGTTGATAGACACCTAACAATGCCAAGTATATGTCAACTTCCTTGTTCATGGTCTCCATAAGATCTCTGATTCCCATAGATCCTGCCCAAGTCTTAGACTCAACAGAAAACTCCGCTAATTTCCAATTATATCCCTTTTGCAATATATCAGGTGCAAACTGGTAGATCAATGCACCAACAGCCGCCCTATACGTCATGGCCGCTATTGCAAGATTGGCTCTTCTTTCACTGCCAACATTAAGCCAATCAAAAGACTCATTCGTCTGTACTTCAACAAACGTTTTTGCATTCGTCACATGTTGATCAACCACAGCGTCAGAAAGCCCTTTGAAATATGTGTAATTAAGCAAGACATTAGTATTATCACCAGGTAACGAAGTACCTAATGTAATCTCTGTCGTATAGGTGCTAAAAGAGCCTCCTTCTCCCCCATTGTAATAATCTGTGCCTGCATGAGTAGGATCAGTTGCCGCCCAAACTCCACTTACACTTTTAATCTGACCATATCTTGTGTTCACCAAATTTACAGTCTCGGAGATTCGTAGTTCATTCACTATGGTTATTGCCTTCATTTCGGCAGCATCACCAAGCATTAATCGAACTCGAGTTATCTCAGCAGTCGTGTTAACAAGAGCCAAACGATCACCACTCCTTCAATAGAGTAAGCAACATAAAAAGAATTGGGCGGGGAAAGTCATGACTTGACTCTCCCCTGAGGTTGTGTTAGACGGCTGAAGTCTGTGCTTAGGTCACTAGAGTGGTCTTTCCAGCGGTGAGCATCACAGCGGCATCTCGTCTGATCGCAACAGCAATGAGTCTTTGGCTCAGAGCTAGTCCTTCCATCTGGCGAATGTAGTCGTCATAGCGATCAAGGCTCACAGGTCTGCGTTCTGCAAGAATGCCATAGACACCACTGTTGAAAATCAACACCTGTCCAGCAGGCTGATTAGCAGAGACCACAGCACGCATGCCACCAATTGAACCAATGGTTCCAGTGGTCATAGCAGAGGTCAACTGCGTTGGTAGGGTCAGATATGCTCTCTCATTGAAGCCAATGAACTCTTCCATTGTCAGAAGGTCGTACATCTGGTATGGGTGAATTACCATCACGTTGGGTGTATAGTTCTCAACCCTCAGAATTGTAAGAGCCTTTGCAATAGCACGCCAAGTCAATGGATTACCAGTAGTGTCAGCGCCCATCTTGAACCTATGGCTCTCGATTTTGCTACCAACACCGCCTACTCCAGCGGAGATTGCCAGACCATTTGGAACACCATCGTTTAGTGCGCTACCGATCATCCAATCTTCTAGCCTTGCCATAGCAAGACCGCCTTGATTGACGTGTCGGCCTATGATGTCCCATGCAGAATCCTCGATCATTTCACGAGTGATCACACAGCGAACTGCATTCTTGATTATTGAAGCGTGCTCCTTCTTCCACGTTGCGTGCTGAATTGGGATTTCGGCACCTTCAGGAACTTGACTTGCTTCAAATCCTTCCTCTATGAGCCAAGAGAATGTCGGCCCTTTGACGCGAATAACGTCTACTAGACCTCGCCAGATACGAGCCTCTTCCACCTTGGTCTGGATCTGCTCATTCAGTATCTCTGGGATCAAGATTCGAGCAACATCTCGTGTGAGAATGTCGTCAACTTCTTGCAGCTTCCAAGACTGCTTGAACATAGCCTGCTTACGTAGTTCTGAGACGTCAACTTTGGTCTTGATCATCTCATCAATGCTGTATATGTTGGTGTAGCCATCCTGGTCAAATTTGACCAGGCCACTACCATATTCAACACGATTAGTTAATGCTTGTGCCATTTATGATCATCTCCATAGTTGTACCCAGAACAGTGGATGGGTGTCTGTGAACTCACCCAACTCAGCATCCCAGACTGCCTCATGCACATCATGGTTTGCTGCGACTGCTTCTACAGTACATCCAGTCTCCGCTATGCCGATGCACGAGTACATCTCGTCTGCAGTTGTAGTGGCTGCTACTCCAAGCATCCCATTGTGCTCTTCAAGTAACGTTGTGACGTGATCGGCAACATCACTCATCATCACAGGATCTCCTGGGCTAATCGTCTCATCAGCAATAGCATCAGTCCTGCAACGGTGAAGGACTGTCACTTCCCACTTGTGAGGGCCGGGCAGTGCATCATACTGAGATGAGTAGTCAGTGCTTGCCCAAGAACTGGTTAACACATCTGCAATGTTCACATGTGGCATGTCAATCAATGCAATTCCAGCGAACTGGATCGAATTGGCAACAGCCCATGCAGAAGCATCGAAGGTCGTACAGGTCTGATCAGCAGTCGTGACGTATCCAAGTGCAAGATTTCTGTGGTGTGTGGTGAAAGTCGTGTGGTCGAATGTGAGTTGATATGAATGTCCTAGTCCGTGCCTTCCAGCATCAGTCATTCTATTCTACCCCCTTCTTGCTTGGCGAACATTTCCTTGTACCTACGATGCTGTTCAAAGTCTGGGTCTCCTATCATCCCACTGGTAGAGCGCTTGGCGCTAGCGGATGGCGGGCCAAAATTAAATAGCATCTCACGTACAACGGCTTTGGTCTCTCCCCAGGTCAACTCATCGGCAACTCCGGGAGATTCCTCAATTGTCTTACCTCTCGAAGTTGGCTCATCATCCTGCTTTCGCAAGAACATTTCCAACTGTCGGTCAACGGTAGATTTCACTTCCTCAAGGGTCTCAATAGACTTCTCTGAAAGAGAAGTGACCCTGTTGGATTTTTCCTTGGGAGCAGTGACTCCCATTTTTACCTCAGCTTCAGCAATCCCCTCAGCCAGCCTTTTACGCTCCCGCGTGTGACTCGCCTTGAGTTCTACTTGAAGCTTTTCAATTAGAGTGTCCTTCTCCACGAGTTGGACACTTTGATCGGGTTCTTCACTCACGCTTGAATCAGCTCCAATGTATGATTCGGCCAGAGCAACTAACGCAGACTGTACTGAGTCATGCGTCATTACACCAGCAGATGCTCTGGGGTCGGCTGGAATAGGGGTTACGGATAGTTCTACGAACTGTATGTCAATGCCAATGGCAGTTGCCTGTTGGCCTTCGTAGATTCGGCCAAGTCTATGATTGCACGCAATTCTGCCAGCAGAGTCAGGTATCTTAGACTCACCACAGATGTTGCATATCATATCCTTAGCAAAGCCACCGACTGAAACGGTGTCTATGTCACCTGAGGAAACAGCAGGAGTAACGGCATGAGCCTCACGAATCCTACCAATGTACTTGATTATTTCGGGATCTCGATCATATGCAGATGCAAGTACCTTACCTATGTTGTCCTCAGACTTGTGACTATGATCAAGTTGGATAGGTTTCCCAGCAAGTGAGGGGCATGCCTTTTCCAACTCTTTACTCAAGAAGGTATGAAGGTTCAAAGTTGTGCCGGAACTGATGGCAGTGCCAGCAATCAGGATGTGCGTTGACACTGCTGGATCTTCTGTGGTTGACTCAGAAATAGCATAACTAGATCCAGCTCCGTCAAGGTCGAGAGATGTAGTCGTGTAACTGCCAGTAATAGAAAGTGGGAATTTGGTATTACCAGCTTCTCCCTTTTCAGCTGCAAGAAGAGACTCAGCAAATGGAGTGAGAGTCGCATTATCACCAAGCCATTCTATAGCTTCAGTCATAGAACCCATTCTCTTTATGATCTTGGATTCTACAAAGAACATCTTGGGCTTCATGTCAGCACTATCCTTCAACTTGCCCCGGTTCTCAAGATCTTGGCATATTGCCCAAGCACGATCATTAATGCGCTTGTCAGACCACTTGGGATATCGTTTGTGTAGTGTGCGCTTTGTAGCTGCAACACACGCCTCAACCCTTCGTGGCATTGAAATCACCGTTGAACAGGAGTCACCAACTAGAACTACGACATTGAACTTATAATTCTTTAGCCAAATAACACTAAAGAAATTTGTAACCAAACAGGAAAATCGACTGTTACATATTTTTTGTAAGAGAAAGATATTTATGATTTACAAAATAATATGACCTTATGACACGAAAGGGAAGAAAGATGAAAAAGTGGGATAATCTTAGTCCTGCATCAAAGTATGCCAAACACATGAAAAATCCTGAAAGGTATCCCATAACTGATCAAGAGATAGAAGAGTACAGACAATACTTCAGGGATTACTACCACCACAAGGGTGACAAACAAAAAAGAAAGAAAAGAAGTGCCACACTCAGAGAGAAGGCTATATCCACTCTTGGATCAAAATGTATGATATGTGGTTCTGCTGATAGTCTCCAGATTCATCATCTTGATGAAGACATGGATACTAGTAAGGCCACTAGAACTCGACACATAGAAATCATCAATGGTTCTCACAACAAGAAAATCGTTCTACTTTGTAACCACCACCATAGAATCTTTCATTCCATCAGATTGAAAGAATGGATTTTATCACACTCAGTCAAGGAGTTCAAGAGACTCAAAGACATGTTATTGAATCATCTGCCTTGCTGAGGTGTCGGACTCTCCTTTGGCTTTTGAGATGAGGTCTTGTCCTTTGCGCGATCAGTTGTCTTGGCCGGACCTGTTGCATTGGCTCTTGTGGCAGCTATTTGGCCTTCCAACTTCTTAAGCTCCTTCTGCAAGTCAATCATTCTCTCACCTTCAGGGATATCGGGATCCAGACCCAACATCTCACGACCCTCTTCAATGGTGCCAAGATTGCTGTTGATGATTGTTGATATTCTCAGATACTTCTGTTCTGTGGTCTCTGGCGGGTTGAACAATAACTTAGGAATAGAAGTCCACTCGGGTCTGCTGAATGGTGCAACTCCAATATCAAGCTCACGCGGGAATAACTGCTTTCTACACATGTCAGAGAGGAACTGCTGGACTTCAATCATCCTTCTGCTGAATCCTTCTAACTGAACCTCAGAACCAGCAAGCCCACCTGATGAGGTTCCACCAAGGAGAACTTCTGGCACTGCAATTCCAGCAAACATATCATCTCTGAGTGCTCGGATGTAAGGCTCGATCTGCATGGCCTTTTCACCAGCACTGACCACTTCCCACTCCACAATGCCTGGAATGATAGGATCGTCACCGATGTTTCTTTTTATCATGGCAGTTCTGAAATCACGCATGAACTTCTCGCTTGCAGGTCTCTCTGCGCTGCCCATCTTCCATACAATCATGGGGGTGCCATAGCTTCTGATCATGACAGATAGGTCTTGCAACATGCCTACGTAAGTCGTAAGAGTGCGTTTCATGGCCTCAATTGGACTCACACCATAGTACGAGTTTGGCATAGGATTCCATTTGAGATGAATAATATCATCAGCGTCAAAGACCACTGCCTTAGGGTCTGTGTCCTTGACTTCTTTCTTCCAACTACGATATGTTCTGCCAGTGGATCTGAGCTTATCAGGAAGCCTACCCAACTGGTCGCGCCATCGTCTGCTAAGGGGATGTTGAATGTAGCCAATGATATCCCCGACCTCTTTGGCATAGACATACATGGTATCAGGATTAAGCAACTTGAGTTCTATTACGTTCCAATCTGTACGCTTCTTCTTGTCGACTACTGGCTCGATGAAACAGTTGCCCCAGATCATAAGATGCCTGACAACATTATGGAGTGTGTGATGCAGACCAATGTATTCAGACCATTCTTGAATCCTCTCAAGATTGCCAACATCGTTCCCTATAATCCGATATCCTGGAGCCATAGTATGCTGAGCAGTGACATTGATACCACGATAGACAATCTCGACCTTCTTGTAAATCTCACCGTAGGTCTTCATCTCATAGTCGTGCTTAGCCCCCCACTTTCGATCAGCAGGTCTCGGAACACTGACTATACCCCTTCCAAACTCTTGCAAGAGCGTCTGTGATGCTATATACCTAGCAGATTCACTGTTTATCAGTTCGATAGGCAACGGTTCAGTAGGGGTCGGGAAATCTTCTTCTCTGAGAAAGATAGCCATTAATTATCACTCCATGCCAACATTGGTGTCACAAAATGACCTACGAACAGACGGATGAATCTTTCGTACATGCCCGCTTTCATTATGACATTGCCACCAATCAGAGAACACTCGAGTCCTTCAATCGGATTAACTGGTGCTGAAGGGAACCCACCAGTGGGCACCCAATCTTCTGGCACAGCCTTGCCAACAAACTTTTGCTTGATCTTGTTGTCTTTCTCACACCAATATCTCTCATAAAAATAGCGACTGTGATAGTCCTTACCGCCTGACGAATGACGGCTACGCAATACAAGACGGTCCTCAGTCAACAGTCTAAGTCGTTTATTATACCTCTGCAGTTCCTTATCATAACTGCTAGTCAGACCTTCGACTATTTTCCTGGCTCCGACAACCAAAACATGAGCAAGAGATGCCTGCTCTACATTTGTAGAGACCTCAATCTGTATGGGCACATAGATCACCTATGTAGATCTGGCATCTCAAGCACTAGGATTACACTAGATTAGTGGAACACGTCTTGGTCAATCAGACGGCCATGTATGTTGATGGTCAATGCAATTGCGTTAGTGCCAACATAGTTGTCAGCCGCGCCAGCATTCCTACCATCAATGCTGATAGAATCACCAGTTGGTGCCATGACAAACCCTGCAATGCTCTTATTGAGCCACCAAGCAACGGTGTTAGCTGCCGGGTCGGGATTAAGAAAGTCCATCCATGACCAGAGGGGAACGAAGCCAGCAACACCAAGTTCATCATACTCAACTGCAAAGGTCTTGTCATACCCTACGAAATTGAGGGTAAAGTCACCCTTTGTTGGTATAGAATCACAACTAAAGTAGATCGAATCTACAATGGTGTAGTAGTCTGCCGTACTACCTGCCAATTCAATTGCGGTAGTTGTGACACCAGTAGTGCTAGCCAATAGCGTTGGGAAGGCGATTGGGGTTCCTAAACTTGGATCCAGAAGTTTGATATCCATTGTATTTGTCCTGCCCCGTCAAACTAGGGGCAATGAATACCTAGCATCACATGTTCTTAAGCATTTTGACCATGTGAGATTGCCCATTTACCAGTTGGATCTGAGAACTTGCCCTGCTTGTCCATGTGCTGTTCGATCTCTATCCTGACCACAATTGCCTGATCTCGATGTTCCTTGATCCAATGTGCATCGTAACAATACTGATGCATGATTGTGTCCTCAGTACAGATAGGACATTTGAGTGCAAACTTACCTACTATGGGTTTGCCACAGATGGGGCATCTAGGTTCCCAATCTTCATTCCACTCAAGTTCAATCTCGGCTTCAGCAGGTTCGACTTTGCCCCCACTTCTACGTTTGCCCCGAACAAGCATTGCCGATTTTGACTCGGGTATATCGGGTTCGTCAGCCTCAAATGTTGTTGGCGTCTCAATTGTTGGGGATTCAACCTCAGTGACCTTTTCCTCTTCTGTCATAGTGACCACTCATAGTAATTACGCAGTACGTAAAAAAGGTTTTCAAACACTAACATTTATGAGTGACCAATCTCATGCCAGTGTGGGACAACAATGAGCAAAGAAGTTGACATTGACAAGATAGCCATCGCACTTGACAATATGTGTTCGTGTGGTGGCACTCCAAATGTCAATAGCATCAATCTGCTTCCCAAGACTGACACCATCATAGTAGCACTAAGCTGCTATGAATGTTATCCCCCTCGAGTTTGGACAAAGGGGATGCAACGTCTTGAATTTGTTGATAAATATGTCAAATCGGTGGAATGTGATGACAATGCAAATACAAGTGAAGCCAGGGAACGGAATATGTAAACACTGCGGTAACGGACTCACCCATGATAGAATCAATGGGTACATGGTCTGTGATACATGTGGGACAGTCCATGATCGGATTATGGTCAATCCAACATATCAAGCAGGCGAAATCATAAAACAGAACAAGCCTCCAGCAACTCAGTTTGTGTCGATTGGGGATCGCCCAAACATAATTGATGGAATGGGAAGCTACATGGGGCACCATGCAAAGAGACGATTCTTTGACGCCGCTAGTAAGCCATTACATCCAGCCAATCAAACAAAGTTCCGCAGACTGAAATACAGATACGAGATGAGTACCAAGATCGGTTCCAATGAACCATTGTTTAGATCCCTGATAAGGCTCAATCGAACATGCTCAGTGCTCGGGATATCGTACTCCATTAGAGATGAGGCTTCATATCTTCTTCAAAAGACCAAAAAACAAATGAAATTGAAGTCTCCTGGCATGTTCGTCAATAACGCCAGACTTGGTTGCACATGCCTGGTGGCAGTGCTGAGAAAGCGAAGAGCACCATTCTCTGAACAACAGGTGCTTGACGTGTATATACCAAATAGTAAACCCCGCTATCTTACCAGATACAAGGTGTGGATGCAAGACAATATGGATATCACATTCCATATGGCAGCATCATTCAAGAAATGGATACCCAAGATGATCTCCGATCTTGAGAGAAGTCCTGTGTTGACTGACAGGATAGAAAGAAAGGGCAAAGACCATAGCAAATTCTTTAGGAAAGTGAAAAGGGCAGTCAAAATTGTTGCTGATGAATTAACTCCCCGCGACTACGTTGGAAAGAACCCGAAGATATTGGCTGTATCTCTATGCTATGCAGTTTCCCAACTGATATGTTCAAAGATACCGTCACAGAAGTTATACAGTGAGATAACAGACACGGCAGAATACTCAATCAGAGGCCATTACACCAACCTATGGAAGCCGTACTTTGCGAAGCATCCTTTCACTTTGACTTGATTGGTTTTGCCTTGTTCTTGGACTTCTTGCTCTTCTTGCCATACTTAGTAGAATCGCGCCATTGCTTCTTGAGGTTGTTAACTATCGGGTCTAGGGACTCAGGCGGTGTGGATGAACCAAGGTACAGCACCCTTGCCTTAAGATAGTGTTCAAGACAGAACATCTTGTCACCTATTTTGTAGAATTGGCCCGCCCTAGCAAACCACGTACATCTGTCACAGACCACACAACAGCCCTTGTCCTGTGTGCGATCACGTCTTTCATCGAATATCAACGTCAAACACTCCATTTGTTGTCAAAGTCGAACACTATCATATCATACGTCTTATCGAATATCTCTTTCGTAATTGGGTATTCCTCACCATCCACACCCTTCATTATGTAATGTACCTTCGGATCACAAGGTTTGAATCCTTCTAGGGTCTCAACCTCACTCTCATCGGGCCTAACATCTCTGACCTGAACTACTATGGGTCTCTTTTTGCACATGCGCCAAAATTTCATTCTATCTATGTCAATCTCATGAGGGAACGGAGTGTCAGGATACAGACTCTGCCAGAGTCGTACCTTAGTGCATCTCTTGGAATAGGCAAGATATGTTTCAATTTCATACACCCGCCATGTCACATCCTCTTTCAAAATGCCCCTTCCTGGAACCATCTTGTCACCGAAATCATGACCCATTTTCATGAACCTCTTGGACTCAGGATCATGTGCGTCAATCCATGCCATTGCCTCTTCGTCACTCTCGTGCTCGAAGTAGTATTCACCACAGTCGTCAGTGCCTATTGGCTTCGGTTCTTCACTCATCTTTGTATTCCTCCTTGAGTCTCTATCCTTCCGTCATGAAATATCTACGTGCCTTGCCCTCTCTCTTGGCCTCAATATCTCTCTTATCATACAGTTTCTTGACAGTGTTTCTAATCTTGTGCCACTTACCGTAATTGATATGATAGTGATCAAGAATCTTCTTGATCTGAGACCTCAGGTGCCCCCAGAAACGTACATCAACTCGACTAGGCTCTCAGTCACAAACCGCATCACAGCCCGCACATAGGCTCCCTCAATCGACCCCTCTGGAACCGGACTTAACTGGTGCCCGCTGCTCACCAACTCAGGTGTCAACATTACCTTCACTACAATCCCATTCTCAGGATCCTCATAGCGGTACATATCACCCGCGAGTTGTGTAACCACATGATTCATGGGCCAATCTTCAGTGAGCTTCAGACCATTCAAGATCTTGGTAGTCTTATGCAACATCATCTGCCAATCACTTGCCACACCTAACGACAGCGCATTGCCTTTCTGCATACAAGACCTACATCCAACTCTGTTGACCCCACGACTATCTCTGGCAGTCATAAAGTCTGACCATCTAATTCTCGTGCCACACTTTGGACATTCTACTTGATCAACCATTTTTCTTGTTCTCCGCTATGTCGTCAATCTTCATAAGACTGAAACTCAGTCCTTTGATTCTCTCCTTGTCCAGTTGAAGCTTCTCGTGCCTGACCTCTTTCAGGTTGCCATCATCATCAAAGATGTGGTGGGCAAAAGTAAGCGTTAACTCAACTCCTGGCTCGCCAATCCATGCGCTCATCTCCAACTGTCTCAGACGCTCCACGACCTCACCATTGATCTTCACAATGAAGTCGTAGGGCGTAAGACCGCGGCCATCAATGGCCTCTCTTGCCTCTATTGAAATCATCTTGATTGGGAACCTATCATCCTTGAGATATTTCCAGAAGGGAATCACCCTCGGTTCGGCCTTCTCAACAAATTTTGGATCCAACCCGCTGATTCTTCCCCTGCTGCATCTCGTACACAACACCACAGTCTCAGGATCATCAAGCCTATTCAGCAGCTCAACAGGCCCGCCCACAAGCTTGGGCATGATGATCAGCCAACCTCTTAGGCTGCCACATGCAGTACACATCCTATACTCACCTAACGGTAGGCTCATGCCAGGCGGTCCTACTCCAAATCCAAGTCCAGGCCATCCCATTACTCTTTGCCCCCCAACGATATAGAACAATTGATGCAACCTACTGCCTCAATCTTACAGGTATCCAAATCACCATCAAATTCCAATGGATTACCAGCATCATTTTGCCAGTTCTTTAGATATTCACGTAGGGGCACTTCGGCTATTACCAGTAGTTCGTCAAGCGGGATTGTGATTTCTATTTTCATTTTCCGTCAACCATCCTAAGCGTTATCGTACATTAGTCATTCTCGCTTTTCTGAGTCTATTGAAGACATTCCCATAAGCCATTACTATTATTTCTATTCTGGAACGATAGGCGATGCCAGAGAAGTGCCTTGTTTGAACGCACATCAGATCAATGACTTCATCTGCCAGTTTGTTTAGACTCACTTGCCATCCTCCTTCGGTGGGGAGTACCATGTCGAAACCCTACCAGAATAGTTGGCATTGCGTGTCCATCCAAGTGCTCTCATCACCTGACCCGCCCAACTAGGTGTCGTACCAAGATCCCGCGCTAATTCCTGAACATTGACCGCCATCTTTGACTCCACATAGCGATTTTCACGAGCCTTCTTCAGCATTTTGCCCATTCGGGAGTTGATGGGCTTGCCGCACTCGATGCAGCAGATCTTGCCATGACAGCCCGAAGCCAACTTGGACTTATGCTCGCACCAAGGACAGTAATAACTTGCATCATTAGGTTCCACAGGTCCATTGGGTAAAGGCCCAAGATTCAAAGGCGGCCTTCCTGTTTCGACAATGGGATCC